ATCTGGCTAGCATCTGCTGGCTGACCAATAGCGTAATTTAAATTGCTAATAATATCATTCTTTAATGCAGAAGCATTAGGTACAATACCACCAAGAACTATAGGAGATATATTACATTCAAAGTAGAATGATTGCGGTACAGCTACATCAAAATAAATTGGAAAAGTACTACCATCTACCTGCGTTATATTAACTGCAATAGTGTTAGGATTTACATTAACTGTAGGAGCCGAAGTATAACCTGTGCCAGGCGTATCAACTACAAACGATGTAATAGACCCACCACTAACTACTGCATGAGCAGTTGCTCCAGAACCACCGCCTCCAGTAATTGTAACAGTAGGTGCATAAATATAACCACTTCCACCGGTGCCTAAAGTAATCGATGCTACTGTAGTACCAGAAAGATTTGCGGTACCTGTACCACCTGTACCTGAGTTTGTCTGTCCACAACCAGAATTACGTTTAACGTAAATAATTTCAGCTATTTGTTGTTTTAAACTATCAGTTAAAGTCGTATTTGTATCTATAATAACCCAAATGCTATGTGGCGGTATGCCATTAGTAGTAACATTTGAATCATTTTCATATACTACTGCATAAACCACACCTGGTACTGTAAGTAAACCAGCGTATAAACCTTGTAAATAACCTTTGCTTGGCAATGAAACAGAAGAAGCACGACGTATTCTAAGTGCTGAGTCAGATTCTTCTAATTGGCCTAATGAATTATAAATTGTAGGGTTATTAACTGAACCTACACTAGTCGATACGGATACTATAGTTGTTATAGTATTCAATGCAGATTGTACTGGTCCTTGATTAGCAGCTTGGAATAATAAAGACTGTGGCGTAGAGCTAGTAAAAGTATAAGTACCTACTAATTGATATATGTTGCCAGAACCATCTGATACTGAAAAAGGTGTTAATGGTTGTTGGTCTATACCATAAATGCTAAATGGATAAGTAGCAGTAGCTGCAGGTGTAACCAAAATTGGTTGCTGAGTATATGTACCACCTTGTCTAATTACTCCATTTATAGCACATCTAGCATCTAAAACTGTACCAACTGCTAATTGAGGATTAAAAGAGTTGTAAATTTGCTGGGCATATTGAAGTACATCTTCTTTAGCCTGTGCAAAAATATTGATTAAATTACTATCTGGGGAATTAGCATTAAGATTGGCACCAGGAAATATGGTAGCGTATCCTGGGAAACTAATAGTTCCACCCACGATTTCGTTCTGGATTTCAGAAATCGACTGTATTGTTAGGCCGTTGGAATCTAAAGTATTAGGAATAGTAATCTAAGAGTAGGAACAACGTCGTTAAACGGAAATCGTTGTCGAACTAGTTAGGTTTGTTGAATAAATCGTGGATATGTTATAAGTTAGGGTCAACTGTCTGGTGTAATTATTGACTGACGCAGCTACAGAATTGATTTGAGTTACTCCATAACAGCTTACTAAAACTGACCTTGTTTTGGTCAAAATGGCGTTTTCAGTATTTAAATTACCTAAAAGATTAATCCAATCTATACCAAAACTAGTATTCCAAAAAGCTTCACCTAATAACGTCTGTAAAGCCGTTTGTATATTTAGGGCTATAGCTTCGTCACCAGTAAGATAATTGCTTAATCCCTGACCAAATTGCCAATCTAACCCTTGTGGGCTTGTATTGGTGAGAGAAACCTCTCTGAAGATCATTAATGGTGCGCTCATTTAAGTAAGGCTAATACATCTGCAGCTAATGCTGGAATTGTAGTAGATTGTATTGTTGTTAAAGCTGTTATTTCTGGGGTCAATGCTCCACCTACATTTAATGTATTTAAAGCCAGAATTAAGTTACTATTTATACCTGTTAACGTATCTATTAATATATTAAAAGTTGTTAATAAACTAGTTACGTCATTTTTAATACCTACACGACCACTACCTAAAGAAATCATAGGTTTTCCTGTACCACCGCCATAAAGTTGTACATCTGTAGTTGAATAACTATCTAAAGGATTAACTTGGGATCTTAAACCTACAATAGCTACTGCATCGCTTATGTCGTGCATACGTACAGTATTAGGTGGTAAATTGGTTTGTCCTGATACTGCCCAATTATCTATATCTCTATCTATAAATACCAATAAGCACGTATCTCCTGCATTTATAGGAAAAGTGACTGCACCACCACCACCACCTAAACATAATACCGGTACTTCATATAAGTGTGTATATGCAACCAATGTAGGATTTGTACCAGAAACTGTTTGTGAAGTTGTAGTTTCACCACTTGATGTAGTGAGTCCAGTTGAGGCAGATTGAGTATAACCTATAACCATCTGCATATTTATAGATACAGTAGCTATTTGTTTAGATGCATTAAAACTAACTATTGTACCAGTTTGTGCACAAAATAAACCAGAAAGAACTTCGCTTCTTAATTGATTAAACAAAATTCTAAGATCTGGCTTAGTAGGTGTTAACGGAGTAAGAATATTTGTTTCTGTAGTAGGTGTAGCCATAACTCAACTTGGTAAACTTAAGTTTCCTGTAATAGTAACAGGTGTTGTACCTGCATAAGGCTTATAAAGATCTAACGTAGTAACAAATTGTCCATTAACACTTGGTGATATTATGCCTTCGTGTTTTATACCATAAATAGGATATATACCATTATATGCAGGATTTTCTGTACTATTAAGTTTTACTAACTGTCCAATGTAAAATGAAGGTTCAAACAACATTTTGCATACTACGGATGAATTATCTGTAGGCATCGGTACATCTAATAATCCTGTTGCTGAACTAATTTCGTAAGGTTCTTTACTTGTGATAAATCCTTCGTTTTTACCCATTACTCTTAATTGTGATAAATCAATCGTAGCATTTAATTGATATTTATCTAATATGTTTTGTATTTGAGTAAAAGTAGGACCTACAAAACTTTTCGGTCTTATAAATTGTATATCTGGTATTGTACCAAAAAGAGGAGTTGGAAACGCAGTAAGTAAATCGCTATTTAAATCAATTAACGCCTGTTTTAAAGTAGTTTGTGGATTAGTAGTAAAATTAGAAAAACTATTAGAATACATAAATGAATTATCTTTACAGGTTAATTCAGTAACTATGTTATTTCTTCCTATGCGGTAACTTCTACCGATCATTACCTGACCATTAAAAATCAATCCTTGATTTCCTAATTCATAACCAGCCCTTAATTGCACAGGAACATAAAGACTTTGTGTATAATAAGGTTTTAATAATTGGTTTCTTTGTTCTTCAGATAAATTATAAAGTTTAAATGTACCAGTATTAACACTAGACATAAAAGCTCTATCTATACTAAATTCTAAAGATATTGGTAATGTTATGGATTGTGAAGCCGTTGTTGTGCGTGTAAACACGCCTTTGTCTGTCGCACGTTGTTGATTACTTGCGATAGTTTGATTAAAACCATAATTAGGACCAGGTGTTGATTTAGTTACTTGAGTAACTGGACCAATAGGTGGTACTCCTACAGTTAATGTATATGTACGGTTAAATTTCAATTACCTACAAATATTGTTGTTTCAAGTGCTTTAACTTGAGCTTCGGTTAATATAAATAATTGTGCATATCCATCTGAAAAATCACTAAGATTGTATGGATCATATCCATCTGATGTTGTGCAACCTAATCCAAATGGTAATATATATTGATATTGTCTAAGTAAATTAGGAAAAACAGTTATTCTATTTCCGTTTACTTCATAAGCAGGGTTTGAACCATTCCATGTTAAATTAAAAAACCAACCCTGTTGATTTGATTCATAATATAAATTAATTGTAGCCATAGTTCCATTTATTGTAGAAATGGAAAAGGTTTGGTTTAAATTATTAGTTATGCCCGATATATATTGCATAATTATAAATTATCTATGGCATCCCATGCTGCCGACATTAATGAAGCATCATCACCGCCATTAAGTGTATTAATAAGATCTGCAACTTGCGTTTGAGAATCTTGCTGAATAGTCACAGCTATTTCATTATCATCATTAGTTAATTCAGCCAAAGCGTTGTTTAATACATCGTTAATAGATGAACTTAGCCAACCTTGTGCTAGGCTTTCTACTTGCTGAATAGTATATGGTACTGTACCAGCAGATCCTGCATTTACAGGCATTGTGGCTTGTATTTGTGCAGCAGAATTACCAGCAGTAGCAACTTGATTAGCTAAATTTTGACCTAATATTCTTACTTTTTTAAAGGTAACGGTAAAATCGGTTATATTAGTAGTAGTTTCATTTTGAACTGGCTCTACAGATTCAATAGCCATACTACTAAATATACCCCAAGGAGTTTCTACTGTAAAAAGTACTCGTCCTTGCCATAGCTGATATAAATATCCAAATATTAATGCTTGTTTATTACCAGGATTATTAGCTACAGAACTGTGTCCTAAATAATATGAATAAACACTATTACTTTTAGCAGAGCTATACGATACTATGCTACTTTGTGAACCAGCTTGTGCTTGATAAGAACCCTGCGTAAAAACTGGTTGTAATGGTCCATTTAAAGGCAATGGATTAACTATTTGCGTAGGAGCATTGGTGATTACAGGTAAATTATAAACTAAATCGCCTGTAGAACCTTTAAGAGTTACTTTTTCTGGAGATAATGAAATTTGATCATGTATTGCAGTATTATCTTCTAAATAATGATCTGTAATTTCAGACTTTAATTCTGCTCGCTCTTGACCACGTATATCAAAAGTTAAACCACCAATGCCACTAGGTAACGGAGATGGATATACATAAACAGTATTAAAATTAGTTAATGCTGCAGCAGTTTTTGTTTCTTGTGCAAAAACGTTAGAAGAATCTGTAGGTACTACGTTTGTTGCCATATTAGTATTGTGATGAAGCTAAACTAGATTGTGCAGCTAAACCAGCTAACTCTGTATTCCAGAATGTTTTTACTACATCAATAAACTTTTCACCAGCAGCTTTACCATCGCCACCATGATTTGTTTGATTTACAGTTAAATTAATTAGCTGTTGTTGTGCTTGTGCTAATTTAGGATAGCTAGCAGGTATAGTAAATAAAGTATCTGGATTAGGTAATTTATTTAATTCAGAAAAATCTAGTCCCATGCCAATTTTAACAGACG